AACCGCACCCGTAATAGATTTACTTGCTCTTAAAGCATATCCTGTTAGTGTACTTGAACCTATACCTAAAGCACCATTTGAAATTGTAGTATTAGAACCCAAAGTAATCAAAGAACCTGTATCTGTAATATTACTATTCCCTATTGTAGATGCAGCAGTAAACTTAGGTAAGGTGTTTGTTGTACCTGTTCCTGTTACAGGATTAGTTAAGGTTGATGTACTACCATCTGCCATTAAGTATTGGCTTGATGTACCACCGCTCTTTACTAAAGTAGTTGCGTTTAATGTACCTATTATCGTTGCTGCGTTTCCGCTTCCACTTGTCTTGTTTATGTATAATCCTTCGCCACTACCACCTTTAGTAATATTCAAAGCAATCCCTGCACCGCTTGAATGATTGATAGCAAATGTATCACTACCACCATTTGATGTAAAAGAACCTGTTGCTCCTGTAATAACATCAGCAGTCAAATTAAAAGTACCCAAATCAACATTTGCAGTTGCACCTGTGTAGGGAACATAGCCTGTTAAAATAGGAAAGGTTGTCAAGTTTCCTGCTCCGTTTACATATTGTAAATTAGTGCCGTTGAATCCTATGTTAATCGTTCCGCTTGTAGTAATTGGTGAGCCTGTGATATTTAAACTATCTCCGCTTTCAGTAACCGCTACACTCGTAACTGTTCCTGTTGCTCCTGAAGCCCTTTGCCAAATAGAACCTGAATAAATAACTTGGTCTCCTACTACAAAAGCAATCGCACCAGCACCGAAGTCAACTGTTCCTGCCACATTACATAAATAAACATCTCCTTGATTTCCTGTGCCATTTACAAGGGTTGGTGTGTTAGTCGCAGCACTCCAAGTACCTTTATATTCCATTACGGAGTTAGGTAATTGACTTACTAATATCTTACCATTTACATCAAGTCTTGGTACACCATTAGCAACATCAAAAGCTACAGAACTTAATACTCCACTTGTTCCAATAATTACATCTTGTAAATTCCTAACTTTAGCACCTCCAGTAATCTGTATCTGTTGACTCATTCTATTTCTAATTAATTATTTAGTAATCATTCTGACAAACTCATCCACTTCTAGTGGTCTTGCCGTTGCAAAGGTAAGAACTCCTGTGGCACTATTAAAGCTAACATTCTCATCCGTTGGTACACCGCTTGTAGCTATCGCTCTAACCTCTACACCACCTCTTGTAACCGATATACAAGCAGATCCGATTGCACCTGCGAATGTTACACTTGTTTCACCACCTGCTGCCGTATAAGAAAAACTATTCACGCTTGAAGTTGATATTGTAGAACCTCCGTCTATAACTTGAGTTCCTGTTATTGAATAAGCACCTGTTCCTTGTAGGTTAGCTGAATAAGATGAAGCGTTCTCCATTGGGCCATTAATGTCCAAAGAAACTATGTTACAAGTTCCTGCAATAATAGAATAGCCATAAGTATCGCTTCCATCTCCATTATCGTTATCTATTGAGAATCTAACCTCTATTGACTGCTTGTTTTGAAGCTTACTCAATAAAGATAAATAGGAATAACCTGACAAGGCAATTAAGCCATCTACGCTTACATCCCAATTTATTTGAGAACCTATGTACTCTTTGTAAGAACCTGTTGCTAAAGTGGTGATTTCTACTTGATCTACAGAAGTATTAAAAGTGCAATTAGTTGAAGCTCCAAACGGAGTTCCTAATGGTATAGTTGTAGTTACTTGAGCAGGATTGGTAGATTGAGTATAAATAGTAATTTGGTTAGTAGTTGTACCTAGGTAAATAACCTTAACTAGAAGCCTATCTGTCGAGCTTATAGTCGTTTGAGTGACTGGCATATCCGTAGTATATAAAGTCTTTGCTAGGGCTGTCAAGGTTGTTATTTGCGATGTAAACAACAATGTTGCAACACTACCATTATACTTGTATAGTTCGTACTTAACTTGAGCACCTGCGAAGGCAGTAACTATAGAATAATAAGCACTAAAAGTCCAAGTGCCTGCTGGTATGCTAGTAACTCCAGGCTCTCCAGCATCTGTAATAAAAGCAGCTAGTGTACCTGCTCCTGTTTTAGTAAAGTTTGATGAAGTTTCTACCTCTTGAGTTCTGCTCATTTGCTTACACACAATGCCATCAAAGACACCTCCACCAAAATCTCCATTAAAGAAATATGTAGCGTTGCTATCATATTCGTATAAAACTATATTCGTTCCATTAATCGCAGATGCCATTGTATAATTATTTTAATTTTAATATTACAGGATTTTGTATAAAAGGATAATCTTGGCCTTCAAAATTAATCTTATTTAATTTAGATGTTTGAACAGCTCCTTTTACATCCCATCTAAAGTATTTTAAAAGGTAGTTGTATATATAATTCCCAGTCCCTGTAAAATCATAATTAAATTTTTGATTAAGCCAATATCCTTTTGACTTAAAACTGCCATCTAAAACATATTGCGTTTGTAGTTCATCTATACCTATATCTTGATACGCTAATTCAAATAAAGGAACACTACCAGGTGCTCCTCTGCCAAAGCTATTGGGTACTGCTAGGTTTTGTGTACTAGTTAAAGTGCCAATATAGTAAGATGTTGCAAGCCCTCCAACATCATTATAAAGTGAATTATTTGGTATTGTTTCTCTTAATACCGTTTGCATAAAATATGGGCCTTGCATATATGTATCTAAACCACTATTATATGATGAATTTTCAACTACCTCATTTTTAATTTCATTATAATTAAATATTTGTGTATTTACACCAAATAGGTTTACTAAAAAAGAACTAGTTAAAAAAGTTGGCATATCTAAAACACTATTCCAATATGGTTCGTATATATAAATCTTTATTACACCGTCAAATGGGACTGTTACTATATTTTTCCATGTAGCAGAAACGCTACTAAAAAAAGACAATACTTCTGGTGTTGCTGTCCATACTGCATTAGAATTTAAAAACTGAGTTAATACTGATGGATCTGTAGGATTTAATTCTATTCTATATCTAGGATAGCCATCTGCATAATTGAGGTCATCCCAAGCAATATTTAAATAATCGCCAGACTTAACCTCAATTGGATTACTAAAAATAAAATCTTGAAAATTATTCACATCATTAGTATATGATGTAAATAATAAACCACCATTTGAGTTGTATTCTGAAATAACAGGAGTTCCTACTACAGTAAATGCGTCTGGCACACTAAATGACCAAGATTGAAAAAATCCATTTAACATTCCTGCTACATTATTAATAGGGTTCATAAGCTTTAATGAACTTTTGCCTCTATTTAATGTAACTATTAATGATTGGTCTGTTTGCTTAAAATTGTTTGTAGCATCTACTGTTATAGTAGACGGGAAAGAGCCAGTTGTTGTAGTTCCAACAGCAGAATTATATGTATATACATAATATTTATATGTTGACTGTCTTGTTATTGAACCATAGCTTTGTATCATCCAATGATTGTCTTGTTGGTATATTTCCCATCCATATAACCTACAAAACATTTCTAATATTTCATAATGAGTATAATATTCTCCAGGCTGTTTAGCAAAAAAGTTTCTTTTAATAGAAATCTTTTCAATATTAGGTGATGTTACCGCATCTGTTTCATAATATTGATTAACCCATATATCTAATGTCAAATCCGTTTTTATAAGGCATTCTTGTATATATTGTATTATTGTACTATCTGCTGTAGCTAAATAGCCTAATAGCTTATCTACATTAAAATATAATTTACTATCTTTTAATCTTGATAATCCATCTATAAAAACAAGAGATATTTCTTTTATCCCTGTAACATTAAAGTTTACATTTTCAACAGGAGAATAAACTCCTGTCCAAATAGTTGAACTAGATACAAAAGAACCCGAATAAGAGCCTATTTCTAATGTTAATCTATATTCATCTTCGTATGGGTTTAAAAATTGTATAACATCAAAATTTTCATCTATAATAGCATTAAGTGTAGCTCTTGTTGCCATTATTGGATTATATGAATTGCCCTCATTATCTATGGTTTCTATGACAATAGGAGTAACACCGCATTTTAAAGCGTATACAGTACCTGTATAGTTCTTTTTTAATATTCTTAATCTGTATGCAGATAATGCTTCAGAAGGGTTCTGAACATAAATATTATTGAATACCATTTCGTATTTTACTCCGTATGCCATCTAGAATGTTGTATTATTGTTTCTTTGAGCCTTATTCATCAAAATTAGTAAATCATTTCCGCTTATTCTTGCTTCTAGTGTACCACCTCCACCACCGCCTATTAATCCCTTAAGTTTATCTAATGGTGCAATCACCTCAGGGTTTGACTTTGCCCCAGGGTATTCTCCCATTAATCCCATTGTCGGGCCACTAACAATACCACCATTAGCAAATTTAGAAACAGGGTTCTTTTTAGATGCCATGTTTTTTATAGCAGTTCCTGCTGCAATAGCGGCAACACCAACTGCAATTGCTACTGGCCACATTCCTGGTGCTTTAAATAAAGCATCAACTGCCGCAAATAAACCTGAAACAATAAGTAATTGTTTGCCTATCTCTATAATAGCATTAGCCATCATTACCATAAATCCTTCTAATGAAAATTCTCCACCAGATAACATATTACCTAATTGTGTACCAAATTCTACAAGAGTATTTGTAGCTAAATTATCAAATATGTCATTTATTGGATTAAAGGCATCTGCTGTGCCCTGTGCTGCTGCGTTGGTTGAATTAATAGCATCACCAACACTATCTACTTGGTCGGCAGTAAGGCCCGCTTGTTTCCCAAGTTCAGTATAGGATGATATGGCATCTGCGTAATTAACTGCTTGTTTATTTGGGTCTCTTCTATTCCCTTTTAATTTTGCTTTAAGTTCATTGCTAATAGCTGACATTTTGTTTTTAAACTCTCTATCAGCTATTTTCGCATCTTCTGATGCAAACATTTTATTAATAGCTAAAATAGCATGAGCTATATCTAATCTATTATCGGCTTGTATATTTAATTCCTTTTCCTCAATAGCGGTTCTTTTCTTAGCATTTTCATCTAATATAGTATTTAACTTTTCTTCAAATAATTTATCATTAGCTATTCTATCTGCTTGATATCTTTCTCGTAAATCTTTTTTATTCTTTTCATATGTGCCATCTGCCATAGCCCTAGCTACGGCTATTCTTTCCTCCTCGTTAATTATAAGATTACCATAGTCTCTAAACAAGTATATATCATCTTTATATGCTTTTTGTTTAGCCCTTAAGGAATCTAATGCAAAATTATCTTTTACTGCTCCTCCTGCTCCTGCTCCTTTTTTACCTTTGCCTGTTGGCTTAATACCTGCATCAGAAAGCATTTTATTTGCTTCTTTTTCAAGATCAGCACCTTGTGCCATTAATGCATCAAATGAAGATGCACTTAAATTTTTAATGTCATTTACTAATACCTTTTGAGATTCTGCATAATTTTTAGTAAATGCTTTTGCAAACTTAGTTAAAGACACACCGTCTAGTCCCATTATACCAACCTGGTCTAGTGCATCCATTCCTGCTGCAAACTTAGTTAAGAATGATGTTTGGTCTTCGCCTGCTGCTAATCTTCCTGTTTTAAAAGCCTCTTGTGCTTGTGCATATTTTTCATTAGCCATTGCTCTTAACGCAGTGGCCTTTACATACATACTAGATTTTTTTATAAAGCTATCTTCTGCCTCATTTACACCTTTTGCTATACCCCATGTTTCTCCATATGTTTCATTATATGTTTTAAGAGCTGCCTCTGCCGTAATAGTTCCATCTCTAACACCATCAAAAATAACCGACATCTTTCTCATTTCAACCAATGCTTCCGCTTCCGCTTCTGCACCTTTAGTTAAAACCTCTGTATTCCTTTTATGTGCTTCAGCCACTCTGTCAATAGCTTGTTCTGCTTTAAAAGAACCTTGATCCCATGCCGTAAATAAAGCAATGATTGCTGAACCAACTAAATATAATGGCCCTGCCATACCTGCTATACCACCCATTAACGCAGGTAAGTTATTTTGAATACCTCTAAATCCATAAGGCAAATCCTGTAACACTAATGCCCAGTTAGTCCATTGCATATTGGATTTCTTAACTGAATCGCCAGCTTGTTTAGTAGCCTTTGAGACCTTTGTTGTTTCTTGTGTAGTGTGAACTATACTAGCAGCTAAAGCATCATATTGTGCCTTTAATTTTTGCACTTGTGGATTCATTGGTTGAAGACCCAATGTCATTAGTTGCTCCATTGACCTTTTAAGAGCATCCATCTTATCCTTAACAACATTAGTAGAATTGCCAAACAATTCAGCCATCCCGTTAATCTTATTAAACTCTTTATTTAATCCACTTGAGATTCTTCTAAAGTCAGTTTCAAAAGCAGTAGCTACTTTAGCCATTTTTAAAAATGCACCTTCGGCTTCTTTAAAGTCTGCCGTTATCCTAATCTGCATTAAATCATCTGCTGCCATTATATTATCGGTTTAACAATTTTATATTTTTCTAGAACTGATTGCAATTCCTCTTCCGTCATTACCCTTTGCTTTACAAAGTTACGAGTATCGCAGTCTAATTCAATAAGCTCTTGTGGCTTAACTTTCTTACCTTTTGGTAACTGAATATTTATTAGTAGTGTTGTCTGCCACCTAGTTCTAATCCATTGTTGCTCTTCCTCGTGTCTATATCCGTACCACACAAAATCTAATTCAGCCATGGTCATCTCCCAAAACAAATGGGGAAGCACTTTGCACTCCCCCATTGTATATCTTTCTATGTCAATCCACTCTAATTTTTTTTTACTCCATCTTTTTTACTTGACTTTGTTGGCTTATCTTCTATACCGCTATTCATGCTTTCTGAAAGTGTTTTCATGACATCTTGGAACTTTTGACTAGTCATTCCACCCATATCATCTATCCAATCACACACTTCCATTTCTGTAAAGCTTGGTGTAACCCCTTGAGAATATACTGGATATTCAGCAGCCGATTTCATCAAGTTCACAATAGCATCAAGTGAATCTTTGCCACTTAAAGCTTCTCCTATGTCAGAAGGCCCTATCCCTTGTAATTGACAGAATCTTTTAAGACTCCATGTACAAAAACGCATCGGTATCTTCTTTCCATCGGAAAGAGTTAGTTCAAATTGTCCTCTCATATGTTTGGTTTTTTTGGTTTGTTTTTACTATGCGTTGGTAGCGATAGTTAATGGCCCTGTTCCTTTGAAAGAAACTGAGTAAGTAACTGGATTCTCCATATCAGCAGTCATGTCTACACTCTCAATAAATGCTGAACCTGAATAAATCACATCACCTGTTACTGGAGTTACACCACCAACTGTTGAGTTATCTACTGTAGTAAACTTAACTGTAACCGCAGTTCTAGCGATTGCTAAAGCATTCAATTCAGCAGTAGTTACATAAGTAGCAACTGTTCCTGGAACTACTGTAGCTAAACCATCAGTTGTTAAAGACCAAGACCTTTGCCCACCAATTTCATCAGCCCATCCTAAGCTTTGTTTTGTAGATGCGTCTGGAGCATCGATAGCCAAACTTAAAGAACATGAAGTAGCGAAACCTATTACTTCAGTTCCAATTAGAACTACTAATGAAGTTCCGTTAAATACACTTGTTGTTGCCATTTTATTTTATTTTATATTATGTTAATTGATTCACGAAATGATCCATTGTTATCACTCTTCTAAACACATATGCCTCATCCACATAGTCAAAGGTAGCAATATTACTAGCAACCTTGCAAGTGACTATTTTAAAGTCAGGTGCGGTATTAGGATAATTAGGCGGTCTAGTGCCTATTATTTCCAATAACTCATTTGCATAAGTATCAACAGTTTTCTGCCCTACTTCCCCTGCTTTAAAAGTCCTGTAAACTATGTCAAATTGGATAGTAACATCAAAGCCGAAACTCTGCTTATTACTATTGTCCACTTGTGTCTGACTGCTGATAATCAAATAAGGCGGTTCTACTGTGTCAGGTGCTATGGTATCATAAGCAGCTAATGAGTAGGAAGCCGAGATAAACTTATCGTAATAAGCTTTCCTTAATGTATATCCGCAGTCCTTCATTTTGGTACAAATTTAATGAAATATATTTATATTTCTTTTTACTTGATTTTAAATGCTCTAATCCTTTTTAATGCCTTTGGGTACTCAATATCAAAATTAGAAAATAAGTACGATCTATATGGCATATTATTATTCCTTAACCCTCTTCCTCTAAAAATAGATGCGTATGGCAAAATATTTTTATTGGCTATATTATATTTCCTTTTTGGCACATTAAAACCGCTACCAGTACCAAACTCCACATAAGGGCCATATTTGGCATTAACTATTACCTCTGCAAAACTTCCATTATAAGGCATTGAATTAATACTTCTTGATAAGAAACCTGTTCTTTCGTATGGCTTCTTTGCTCTTGTAGGCAAATATGGTAAATTAGCAGCATCGCCTCTAGCTTCTTGAGCTATATTAGCAACCATTGTATTTAATTCATTAATAGTATGCTGCTTAAACTGCTCATATCCCGTTGCAAATTTTAGCTTTAATTTCTCTATGCCTCTTACTTTTAAATCCATTACTTAAGTGTTGCACAACCTATTAAATAATATTGATTCAAGTCAGCTTCGTTGATAATAGAGTTAATCATATAAGTCCTTGACTTCCAAGTTATTACAAGAGCATTAGTAAATGTCTTGCCTGTTGTATATCTGATTCTAAATGTAGCTCCATCATTAATACTATCCTTACCTGCTATATTAGTCCTAGAATTGGTATTAGTGACCAATTCAGCCCAGCAAGTGTAGTATGGTACTAAAGTATTCACAAACCCTCCTGCACTATCAGAAACGCTTGTTTTAGTATTAAATGTAATCCTATTTTTTAATTGTCCTATCATTAGAAGATAATACTTACCCTTTTGTAAGGTTTCATTAATTCGTAAGCCGTTGTTAAGTTAGCTGAAGGCTTAGTGCTTTCAACACTTGATTCTCTGTACTCATATAAATCACCTACCATCTTCAACAAAGCCGTTTTCATAGACTCTGGAGTAGTGGCATATCCACAAGTATAAGTGAATCTAAAGTCACTCATAAGAGGTGAATTAAAATAAACCTTTTTGTAGGTATCACCTATAACTCTATAATCCCCAAGTACCATTGCTACCCATGCAGCACCATCCCAATACTCTACCAATGTAATACTGTTTATAGGAGCATAAGGAAGCTCTATAAACTCATCTACATAAGCTACTACCTTTAGGGTTCTAGCAGTCATAGCAACCGAAGCGTACTGCTCTAATCTGATCCTAGCGGTTTCTATAAGGTTAGTAATCAAAGTATCATCCTCGCTATAGTCTACCCTTAAATAATCCTTTGCGGTCTGTAAGGTAACGATTGTTGCCGAAGGGGCTACTGTAGTCGTTACATCTCTTAGTATCTGCATTATGCTAATTTTTACAAAAATAACTAAAATTTAGTGTACTTCCATTTGAAGCCACCGCAAGTCTTTAGTTTGCCTAAGGCCACACTACTTATATTGTTTATACTATATGCCTTTTCAGCCTCAGTAACATTTCTCCATTCTTTTATAAACTGATTATCTTTTGTGTATTGGTAAACTTTACGAGCCTTACCGCTATTAAAACTTTGCTTTAATTTAGTAGATTCTGACATTTTAGGTCTTATGCAACCTTTTTGATTTTGAGGTAATTTGGCAATATGTTCTACACTCTTCTTTTTGCCTTTAGCTGATTTAGACATTTTTAGCTTAGTTTCTTCACTATGTCTACCAGTCTTATCAGAAGTCGTAACTAAAAAACAGTTAAGATTATTATTTTCAGTGCTATTGTACAACTCTTGATAATACCTTTCCCAATGAGTTAAATAACATTCAAAGCATTGAAATATTAATTCAAATCTATGATTATCAAATCCATACTTTTTTAGTGAATTATAAAGCTTTGGTTGTTCTTTACAATTTAGCATTTTGTACTGATATACTCTTCTTTCAAAGTCAATAGTTTGACCTATGTATATCTTATCTTTTGGGTTGGTTATCTTATAAATTCCTATCATAAAAAAGGGAGCAGTTTCTAAACTACTCCCTTCAAAGATAACTAATTTAGGCTATATTGCTTAAACATTTCCAAAATCCCCATAAATAAACGCACCTGCGTAATAGATAGGTAAAGCGATACGAGCTTCAACTCTTACAGTAATCATGTTCTTTGTAAAGTTATCAGAATCAAATTCAGAGAATTGAACTGAGATACCTTGATTTTGCATGATTTGAGCACCCATAGACCAGTCACCTACTACAAACTTATCTACTGCGATTGCAGTTGATTTGTAAAGAGGGATACCAGCGATAGATACACTACCATCAGTTGTAACAACTGTAGAAGCAGGTAAAGTGTAAGCAGAGTTAGTATTCTTAGTATTCATGATAGCAGCCCAATCAGTTGGGTTAACTAAAATACCTGTTGCAGAGTAGTTAGAAGTTTCTAACTGAGCAATAGCTTGAACTAATTGCTCAACATCTACAGTAGCAGCACCAGTTGCAGCAGTAGCTACAGGAAGGATACCTTGTAAATTAGGAGCAGTACCATCACCACTTAAGATTTGAGCATCTTCAGCAACTAAATACTTCTCTAACAAACGAGATTGTAAGAAAGAAGTCATAGCAGGTATATCATCTAACATTTGGCGAGAGATACGAA